CTCTTCCGATCTTCACCAAGTGGTGTCGCTCTGACAACAGCGATGGGTTCTGTCACCACTTTTGCTGATGTTGAGATGGCGATTACAGGATTTGATTTAACAGCTTCCCTTGGGTCTATTAATTTAATAAATTGGGAAGAGGTTAATGTGGGCACCTCTGTTGTATGGACAGAGGTTGATAGAGCAGCATAAATGATTTATAATGTGAACTAATATAAAGGAATAGTATGGCATCAACATATTCAACAAGTTTAAAATTAGAATTACAAGCAACTGGCGAAAATGCTGGTACTTGGGGTACAAAAACAAACACAAATTTAGAGCTAGTCGAACAAGCTGTTGGTGGTTATGAAGAAGTATCTATCGCAGGTGGTGCAGGAACCACTGCATTAGCAATGTCAGATGGTGCAGCTTCTAATGCACGAAACATGGTTGTAAAACTAACAGGAACAATCACAGGAAATAGAATAGTTACTGTTCCTGATAGTATGGAAAAAGTTTATATTGTTTCAAATGGAACTACTGGTTCTTTTACAGTTCAATTTAAAACAGTTAGTGGAACAGGTTATACTTTTGTTGCTGCTGATAAATCGGTAAGGGTATTATTTGCTGATGGCACAAATATTGTTGATACAGGAATAATTAATACATCTTCTACTGACACACTTACAAATAAAACATTAACAAGTCCAACTATAAATGGAGCAACAACTACAGGCACTATTGCTAACTCAGCAACAATTGAAGGTGGCACAGTCAGTGCTGTTACCTTAACAAAACCTAGAATTGCAGATGCTGGTTTTATAGCTGATGCAAATGGTAATGAACAAATAATTTTTCAACAAACAGCTAGTGCAGTAAATGAGTTAGAAGTTACAAACGCAGCTACAGGTAATGATGTAGGACTTGCAGTCACAGGTGGTGATACAAATGTTGGTTTAGCTTTTACTGCTAAAGGTGCAGGACGATTTAAATTTAACGATGCTGCTTACATTCCTGAACAAACATTATCAGATGGAGCTAATATAGATTGGGATGTACAAGCACAACCAGTCGCTAAAGTAACATTAGCTGGCAACAGAACTTTGAATAATGCAACTAATGGTGTTACAGGTCAATTTGTGAGCTTACTAGTAATTCAAGATGGTACAGGTTCAAGAACTTTATCTTTTTCATCAAACTATGAGTTTGCATCGGATACAGCTCCAACGTTAACTACAACTGCTTCGAAGGGTGATTTTTTTGTATTTTATTATAATGGTTCTAAATTTGTTGAAGTAGGTAGAAATCTTGCATTAACATTGAGTTAGGAGAAATTATGTGGGCATTAGTTAAAGCAAATCAGGTTATAAGAATTTTCAATGGTGCTCAAGCATTTGAGCATAACGATATTAAACATCCTGCAAATATTTTTTCAAGTTGGAGTGCTGAAGAAAAGGCAGCTATAGGTCTTTATCCAATTCAACAGGATAGAGGTAATGTTAAAGATGAGACATTTTATAAAAATAGAGAAGGTGGTTATACTTTTGATGCAACAAATAAAGTAGTGAAAAAGGTTTGGAAAACAGCAGAAGACCATGAAATGGAAGATAAAACAGTGGGTGATGATACTGTTTTAGGTTTAAAAACAAAAAAAATAAATGAGGTTAATCAACAAGCCTTTGACATTCTTAAACAAACAGATTGGATGGTTATTAAAGCTAGTGAAGTTTCTGATTATTCAGTGCCAGATAATATTGCAAAATTTAGAGCTGCTGTAAGAACAAAATCAAATGATATGGTCACGAGAATAAAAGCAACAAAAGATGTTAGAGTTTTAGAAACGCTATATAAATATTCAAATACAGGCACAGAATCTAAACCTGTAATGAGCAGACCTTTAGGGGAGTTTCCAAAGCTGGAGGACTTCTAAATGCCAATAATAATTCCAGGTAATCGTTTAGCTAGTACGGGATATACGATAGACCAATCAATTAGATTTAATGATGATGATAGTCCTTATATGTATAAAGCATTTAGTGGTGCTGGAGATTTACAAAAAGCCACTATGTCTTGTTGGTTAAAAATGGGAAATATAAGCACTAACAAAGGTATATTTACTTTTATATCAGACAAACCTTTGGAATTAGATTCTAATAATAATTTAAAAGTTCACGCATTTGGTTCAAACAGATTAATAACGGACAGAGAGTTTCGTGACCCATCAGCTTGGTATCATATTGTTCTTTCTATTGACTCTACTCAAGCAGTTAGTACAGAAAGAATTAGATTATACGTCAATGGACAAAGAGAAACAAGTTTTAGTACAGAAAGTTACCCATCACAAAATGCTAATGGAAGTTGGTGGTCTAGTAATTATTTTCAAATAGGTAGAACTTATGGAACAAGTAATTATATGGATGGTTATCTTGCTGAGATTGTTTACATAGATGGAACTGCACTAGACCCATCTAGCTTTGGTGAATACAACTCATCTAATATTTGGATTCCTAAAGATGTAAGTGGTCTGACATTTGGCACTAATGGTTTTCATATTGATGGTAGAGATAGTGCTGACTTAGGAGACGATGAATCAGGTAATGGTAATGATTTCACGACAAGTGGACTTGCAGCAGATGATAAAAAAACCGACACACCAACAAATAATCATGCTACATGGAATCCTCTTACAGGTTCAGCCCAAGTATATTCTAATGGTAATTTAAATGCAGCCACTGCCAGTGCTGCTTGGAAAGGTGGTCTTACAACTGCCCAAGTGCCTTTAAATAGTGGTACTTGGTATTATGAAGTATATGTTGATTCAGCAGGTTCAAGTAGTGGTCAATTTAGTGTAGGTTGGTCAGAATCTAATAGAAGTATGAGTGATGACAATTCTAGTGGTGATACTGAAGGTTGGGTAACATATGCTTTAAATGGACTCTATTATGCAAATGGTGGTACTGGTTCTTATGGTGCTACCTATACAACAGGAGATGTGATTGGTTGTAAGATAAACACGGATACATCTTCAAATAATGTAGAGTGGTATAAAAATGGTGCTAGTCAAGGAACAAGAAGTCAAGCATTTAATACTGGGGGAACAGGTTTTATAAGTCCATATATTTTATTATATGGCACAAGGAACGGTACTGCACGATTTGCACAAGCTGAATGGACTCAAACACCATCTGGGATTACTGAGGATAATGCAATAAATACAACTAATTTAGGGAGTTAATATGGCAGCACCAACAATACCAAACGGCAAAGAACATTTCTTTCCAGTGGTTTATTCTGGAAATGGACAAGGACAAACTGTGGGTAGCTTCGTACCTTTTACAGATAACGGCACGATAGCTAAAAGTTGTATGTTTAATGATGGCGATAGTGGCTACCTAAGTAGAACACCAAGTGGTACAGGAAATAGAAGAACATTTACTTTTTCTGGTTGGGTAAAAAGAGGTGTTTTTGATACATCAAATGGTAATGATTTATTTAATGCTGGTACAAATCCAGGTAACAATGTAGACCAATTACTTTTTGATAGTAGTAATAGAATAAGATTTTATAGTTATGGTGGTTCTTATTTATTTCAATACATAACAAATAGAACCTTTGAAGATACCAGTAAATGGTATCACATTGTATGTGCTGTTGATACAACTCAATCTTCAGCATCAGATAGAGTAAAAATTTATGTTGATGGTGATTTAATAACATCTTTTTCTACTGAAACAGACCCAGCATTAAATGGTGAATGTTTTCATTTTAATAATACTAGCACTCATTATATTGGTGCAAATGTAGGTAGCCAAAGATTTTATGATGGTTATATTGCTGAATATAATTTTGTAGATGGTACAGCACTTGGACCAGATACCTTTGGTGTCACTGACACCTCAACTGGCAGATGGATACCCAAAGCATTAACTGGTATTACATATGGTAGTAACGGATTTAGATTACAGTTTGGGACATCAAGTGCTCTTGGTGATGACACTAGTGGAAACACAAATGATTTCAGTGTCACAAACCTCGTAGCTACAGACCAACGAAATGACACACCTACAAATAATCTACCCACAATGAGACCATACAATCCTAGTTATAACACTACACAAGCACAGGGTAATTTACAATATACAGCAACAGGCACTAATGCTGGTTATCCAATGTGTTCAACATTAAGACCAAATTCTGGTAAATGGTATGCAGAGGTAAGAACATCTACTAATGGTGGTGGTAATGTGATTACTATGGGTATTTACATTCAAGAGGATATGCACTCTTGGGATAACTCCGCCAATTTTTATCCAGGAGGTCAACTATCAAATGGTGATGGTTGTGGTGCTGGACTATGGGTTTCAACAGGAACAAATTATTTAGTATCATCAACTTTGGATGCACAAGTTGTAACAAGTAATCCTACATATTCACTTGCAGCAGGGGATGTGTTTGGTATCGCAGTTGATGTAGATAATAGTTTAGTTTCATTTTATGGTAACAATGGAAGTTTAATTGGAAGTACATCTATATTGCGACCTGGAAGAATTATCTTTACAGCTATGGCAGTCACAAGTAGTGATACCTGGAATTGGAACTTTGGTGATAATCCTACTTTTGATGGTAATGAAACAGCAGGTGGTAATACAGATGGAGACGGTAATGGAAACTTTTATCATAGTGTTCCTACTGGTTTTAAAATGTTAAGACAAGACAATATGCCTACAACGGATAAAGGCATAAGTGGATTTACTTGGTTAAAAGATAGAGATAATGCAACAAATCATTATCTTGTGAACTCAAGTCGTGGTTATGAAAATGCTTTGTATTCTAATTCAGATGGTGCAGAAGTTTTTTTAACTGCTGGATTAAGAAATCCATTGAAGGGTGGTTTTGAAGTTTTAGATGGTGACCCTGTTAATGGTAGTGGTCGTCGTTTTGTAAGTTGGAACTGGGTGGCTAACGGGGGCACCACTGCAAGTAATGGAGATGGTTCAATCACAACAACCACCCAAGTTAATTCCACGGCTGGCTTCTCAATTATACAGTACACAGGGACAGAAGCTAATGCCACTATCGGACATGGTTTATCACAAACTCCAGATTGGTTCATGATTAAAGCATTAGAATCTCACTCACCAAATGGTTATTGGATTGTGTGGCACAAAAGTTTTGCAGCTAATCAACTTATATATCTTAATCTTAGTCTTGCAATTGACACCTCTACGACCATGTTTAATAATACTCTTCCAACATCTAGTGTCATAAACTTAGGTTCTAATTTTAATACAAATATGAGTGGTGATAAAATGATTTGCTATGCGTGGCATGAAGTGGATGGCTTTAGTAAATTTAGTACCTATGTTGGTAATGGGTCATCAAGTGATGGTCCATTTATATACACAGGCTTTAGACCAGCTTGGGTTATGTGGAAAGCAACAGATGCTGAGGGCTGGTATATTTATGATACAAAAAGAAATGCTTATAATGGTCAAGGCTTTTTATTAAGACCTGATGTGACCAATGCTGATTATGATTATGGTATTAGTGAAGGTATAATTGCACTTTCAAATGGATTTAAAGTATATGGTAATAGTGGATGGCATAATACTTCAGGACAAACATATTTATATTTTGCCTTTGCTGAACATCCATTCGTTGGGGATGGCACAAACCCTGTGACTGCGAGGTGACATGCCTCTAATTCGTATTCCCTTTAAAGGTGGTTTCAATAAACAAATAACAAAGAGTGAAGCATCTAATCAATGGACAGATGGTGACTTTGTTCGTTTTCGTTATGGTGAACCTGAGAAAATAGGTGGCTGGCAACAAGCTGTAGCTACAACAATGCCTGGTGTGGCAAGAGCAACACATATCTGGACTGACAGAGATGGAACAGAATACATAGCCATAGGCACAAGTAAAGGTTTATTCTTATTTTATGGTGGTGGTATTTATGATATTAGTCCGCTTGAAACTGCAATAACAGGATTGACTTTCACCTCCACAAATGGCTCTGCAACAGTGACTGTCAACAAAACTTCTCACAATTTAACAGCAGGTGAGTTTGTTGTATTTTCATCAGTCACCATGCCTGGTAGTGGTACAGGATTTACTGCCGCTAATTTTACTGATAATCCTTTTCAGATTATTACAGCAGCATCAAACAGTTTTACAATTACAATGCCTTCTAGTGAATCTGGTTCTGGTATGACAGCAGCAGGTTCAGGCACAGTGCAATCTTATTTCCCTGTTGGTTCAGCTACACAAACACTAGGTTTTGGTTGGGGGACAGGCACATGGAGTGGTTCTAATGGTTGGGGTTCTGCAACAGCAGCGTCTGCCACAAGTTTAGAACCAGGTAATTGGTCTTTGGATAATTATGGAACTATACTAATAGCAACAATTAAAAATGGTGGTACGTTTGAATGGAACCCTACGAGTGGTGTGACTACAAGAGCTACTGCTGTTCT